GCTGCTCCAAAAAAAAAAGAAGAAGAGTACCCCAAAATAGACTGGGAAAACCTTGATGATGCCGATGTGCAAATGGCAACGGTTCTCTACAACGACCGCATCAACACATGGCGCAAGATGAAGCAGCTCGACGAACTGCTGGAGAAAGAACGTAATGCGCAGGCAGTAGCTGATATGGCAGAAACGCGCATTCGTAATCTTCAGGCATTCGCCGAGCTGCAATCGTTCAATGACACGGGCAAATTTCTCTGCAAACACCCGCTGCTCTTCGGACGCTCGGAGATAGCAGAACTTATGAAACTGCTCAAATCCGACCCTGCCGAGTTCCTGCGCCAGCACAAGAACGTGCTCGACAACATCAAGCGTTACCGATCTTATCTGAAGCGCGAAGACCGTAAGAACCGCCGTTCTGATGACCTCAAGAACCTCGAACGGCATCGGGAGCGCGAAAAACTATTCAAGATGGTTCTTGAGCAACAAAACAAATAACAACAATGGAAAATAGTATAAAAGTTTTTAATTTGGGCAAACTTCCTACTGCCCCGCTGGACTCTTTTATCGAACTTCAGGAAGACTTTAAAAAGCCTGACGAAGACAAATTATCGAAGTTGCAGATGCTTATCATCACACGTGGCTTCAAGTATTCATTCAAGGTGTGGAAAGACACTGACGGCAAGCTGTGGATTATTGATGCCCACCAGCGTCGGAAGGCTTTGCTCAGGCTTCGCTCATACGGATTCCATATTCCCGAAATTCCATACGAGGAAATACAGGCTTCCAACAAGCGTGAGGCAGTGGAGGAAATAGCTGCCTATAATTCCGAGTTTGCCGAAAAGAATCCGGACACGCTGCTTTTCACGAAATACAATATCAATGGAGATGAACTTGCTAAGTTCAATCTCGGATACGAGGTAAAGCAGACAGACTTCTCTATAGGAGGGGAAAAGCTGTTCTCTTCCAATGCTGATACGGCAGATATTCAGGAAGATGCTGTTGATATTGCTCCACAAGATGACGAGGGAGAAATCTTTGCACGTCCGGGAGACATCTTCCGATTGGGATACAATAGGTTGATGTGCGGAGATTGCCGTGTAAAGAAAGATGTTGTTGCCCTGATGAATGGCAGAATGGCAGATATGATACTTACCGACCCACCGTATAATGTCAATTATGAAGGTGGAGGAGAAAGTAAGCTCACTATTCAGAATGACGCAATGGAAAATGATTTATTCCTTAGATTTCTGCAATCAGTCTTCAACGTAATGTTTTCCATTGTAAAGCCCGGTGGCTCTTTCTATGTCTTTCATGCTGACTCCGAAGGCGAGAATTTCCGTCGCGCTATCCGAGAGGCAGGCTTCAAAATCGCCCAGTGTTGTATTTGGGTAAAAGACACATTCGTTATGGGAAGGCAGGATTTTCAATGGAAGCATGAACCTTGCCTGTATGGGTGGAAAACAGGTGCTGCGCATTTTTGGAACGCTGACAGAAAACAGACAACGGTATGGAATTTCGATAAGCCAAAAGCAAACAGGCTGCACCCTACGATGAAGCCTATAGCCCTTATGGCATATCCGATAACCAACAGTACAAAGAACGGTGATATTGTCGTGGATTTGTTTTCCGGTTCAGGTTCTACCATCATGGCTTGTCAGCAGACAGACCGCATTGGCTATGGTATGGAGATAGACCCGAAGTATGTAGCTGCAACTGTACGCAGGTTTATGGCGATGTTTCCACAGCAGCCGGTACTGCTGGAGAGAGACGGGTCTGTTCTTTCTGAAGATGAAACGAAAACGATTATTCTATGTCAGAATTAATAAAAGATGTACTGTCAGATGAGTATATAAATCAAGTCAGAACGTTCGGAGCGTTGAGCTATACGCCCGAACGTATCTGCAGATTGCTCGGTCTGAAAGCAGCCAAGCGCAAAGCCTTGTTATACCGCATAAGCACTCCCGGCGATGCTTATTGTGAAGCCTATCATCAAGGACGTGCGCTTGGTGAATATAATATTGACGCAGAACTCGCCAAGAAGGCAGAGAAAGGAGAAATCGATGCCATCACTCTGCTTGAAGAACGTAAGAATGAGCGTGAAGAGAAAGACCTGCGCATGAATTTATTTGGTATATGAAAAGTCAAATCGAGAAATTAGATTCCATTCACCCCGACCTTATATCCGCATTCTTGACAGGTGGAGAATGTGAAGGTATTCCACAAGATGTGAAATTATTCCTGCAGCAGTTACAGTGGTCTGCAGAGATTTTCGAATATGAACGTAACATTACAAGAGCAGCTCAAAAGCTAAGGATACGTATCAATGCCGAGCAGCGTATCAAAATAGAAGAGCGCACTTGTATGGAGAGGATATATCAGGCAATCAACTACTTTCAGGTTGATTGCAACGTACCTATAAAAGTATGGGAGAGTAATTTTGCCAACAAATACGAAGACCTTGCAAAACTGTGTGCTTCTACGGGCGATTACAAAGGAATGAAAAACTGCTATGATGCAGCATTGGAATGCCGTCGCAGAGCTTCTGAAATTGCTGAAGCTGACAGGGATTTGGGAGTCCAGTTCTTGATTACGCCCGAATTGACACCGGAGGAGCTCGGCTTTTCAAAGAAGAACCTAAAGGAAATTGCAGCAAAGCATAATGAAGGCTTCTATGTTACACTTATTGATTCGCTGCCTATAGAAACAAAAGAGAAAAAACGCCTGCTACGAGATGCCGATATTCAAGAGGCAGAAATAATGGAGGAAATTCCGAATGACTGAAAAACAGATAAATGAAAATAGCCTGCTCAACTTCGAGCACTATTATATGAACCGAGTGCAGTTACTTGCCAATATTATCGACCCCAATATGCTTTATGCTGAGTGGGCACGTGCAACAGGTAAGACCGAAGGCGTCATTGTTCCACGACTTATACGGGTAACAAACGATATGCCGGGCGAGTTGTCATTCCTTGTTCACAAGACATACGTGGCATTGATGACAAACGTATGGCCCAATATCCAAGCATCGTTCTCACGCCCTGTCATGGTAAACGGAAAACAGAGGGCAATGTTGGAGTATGGTATCGATTACGTTGTCGGTGAAGCAAAACTACCTTCACATTTTCGTCAGCCTCGTTACCCAATAGCTTACGCAAAACATTCGGTTATTTTCCGTAACGGAGCACATCTGCAGCTGGTATCTTCCGACCAGCCGGAGAGTGTTGCCGGTCGAAATGCCGTGCACGCATTCGTCGAGGAAATGAAACACAACAGTGGAGAAAAATTGAAATCACGCCTGTTCCCTTCACTTCGTGGTGGTTCTGCAGAAATTCGCAAGTCAGCCTACTACGAAGGTGTTACCGGTGTGAGCGATACTGCGCGTGTAGACCTTGGGGAAGATGATTGGTTTGAGGACTATGAAAACAAGATGGATACAAGGCTCATCGAGGAGATAGCTTCTGTATCGCTTGCCATCAACCAAACACTATACAAGCAATTTATGCTGCAGCAAGAATTGCGTAACACAAAAAATCCCGTTACAATAGAAAAAATACGCTTGGAAAACCAAAAACTCAATGCCTTTATCGCCCGATGGAAACCGCGTATTGCTGACATGCGACGCAATGCCATCTACTATATACGAGCGTCTTCGTTCTGTAATAAAGATATACTCGGTCCCAAGTTCTTCAAGACGCAGCTTGATACTCTCGATATGGACGAGTTCCTCACCGCTATTTGTGCTATCCGCCACAAAGAAGTAACCAACAAGTTCTTTACCAGCTACGACCACGAGCGACATCAGTTCAAAGACAGCTACATCTACGACCAAATACTGAAGATGAACCTCAAAGACCACTTCACGCTCACTGCACGCTACCTTCGCCACTACGATAAACGCGAACCTCTATATATAGGTTACGACCCCGGCAATTTTCAGTCGCTCATCGTAGGACAGAAAAAGGAATACGGCAGTCGTTTCGACATTATCAAGGAATTTTGGGCGTATATTCCCGATGACCAGCAGAACCTCGCGCAGCAGGTGTACTCTTTCTTTGGTTCTGACGCCGTAAATAAGGTTATTCACCTTTACCCCGACCGTGCCGGAAATAAAACAAGGGAAGAGCTGGAGCAAATAACAACCGACTCGCTGACGATGAAGGCAGCTTTGGAAAGTTACGGATTTTCTGTCTTTCTCTACAACGATGGTGCTCCTACCATCTACCACTGGCAGCAGTTCCGCTTGTGTCAGTTGCTCTTCGCCGAGAAACTTCCTTTGCTCCCCAAAGTGCGTATCGATGAAAACGAATGTCCGAACCTTTGCAGCGCAATTCTTATCAGTCCGCTGAAGAAAACGAACGGTAAAATCGAGCTTGATAAATCAAGTGAGAAAAAAGAAGGGCTGAAACGTCGTCCCGGGCTGACAACACAGCTTCCAAGTGCAATGATTTACCTTTTATATGGTCTTTATGCAGATATTATTAAAAGGAATTGAGCAGTTATCCGGACGATTTACCCGAAAATATAGCGATATAGGCCCCTACAAAGTCCAAAAACGAGTACAAAAAATGTCCAAAACAAGGCAATAACGGGGGGTATTTACATAGGTAAAAATGCTACTTTGTTGAAAATCAATACATTATATTCTGAATATTAAAAATTAAAATGAACAAATTACGTAAATCAGGACGCACCGCTGATTTTTGATAATGCGGTGCAACCTCTTGAAAAGGTGGAAATATGACGAACACCTCCGCTAACGTCCTTTGTCGCAATAGAATAATTGAATAATTTCGCAAGTGATGGAGAAACCTATCGAAATAGACGGCATCAACGCAATGCAATGGGCGAGGGAGATAAGCAAACTTCCGCAGGGTGAATTCACTCTCTGTTTCTTTCCTTATTCAAGGTCGCAGGGCATGGCTGGAGATACTTTGGTGGTAAAGAAGCATTGCAAGTATCGCACGCAATTACCGCAGGACGAATTTTCAGTGGACTCGGAAAACTATTTCCTTTTTGAGGATGAAGACGGAAATCCGAAGATGTGTTATCGTATCCTTATCAGGTATATGGGTTTTCCACAAGATGGATATCAACTTCACAAGATAAATTGGTTATGAATGACAGTATAGAACTACACGGCAATGTCGGCAACTATATCATGGACGGCAATGTGTTATCCTTTCAGTTGGGAGAAGGACAACAAGTATTCAACACCCCCGGACTGCTTATGCCACAGGGAAATAAGCAATACATTCACGAACATCAGTGGCTTAGTGTCAATGGCTATCAGGTGTGTATGCGTGGTGTAAACAATGCCCTTTGTGATGAAGTAACGACAGAGATTAAACAGAACCGCCTGCTGCCTCGCCTATACAGCAAAGAGATAAAGATGCTGTATGGCAATGGTCCATGCGCCTACATGCAGACGGTGGAAGGTGGCAAGATGAAACGTGAATACACAGCACTGCCTGAATGGGACGAATGGCTGAATACTTGGCAGGAGAGAGGTATGGAATGCACTGCACAGGAATTTGCCAAAACCAATATCAAGAACTTCTATTACTTTGGAGACTTCTTCTGCAAGTTCCGTTTTGCTCGTGGGAAGCGTTTGGGAATGATGCCTGTTGCAGGTATGGAACCACTCGAAAACAAGCACTGCCGTCTTGCTACCACTCGTCAGGATATTGCCTACGAGCAGATAAATTACAGCGACTTCCACCATGTTGCTATAGGTCGTTGGTCTTACGGACTTGGTAGTTATAAGATATATCCAAAGTTTGCCTTGTCAGAAATTGACAACTATCTCTATGCAGCCGTATCGCACCATCGCGAGAAATCAGTTGACGAATTCTATGGTGTAAACGAAACCCATCAAGGTGCACGCCCCTATATATTGGGTAGCAATAGTACGGCTACTTACATCAATTCCTTCTTGCGCAATTCACTTGCAGCCAAAATTCACATCATCATTCCCAATGCATGGGTGGTCAGCAAACGTTCTCAGCTTACCAAACTCTGCGAGGAGAATAAAATGCGAAAATCCAAAGGAAAGGATTTAGTAAAGTATAATGGTATAGAAATAGGCACGGAATACCGTGAGTCGCTGCTGGTCGAATATATGCGTTTGGAGCTGCGAAAGATAGGCGATTATCTCAGTGGAGCAGAAAACCAAGGCAAGGCTTATTCTTCCATATCGTTCATGGACTCCGGGAACGAGCAGCAGTGGAAAATAGAAACTGTTGACCTTAAATATAAGGAATACATCGAAGCTCTTATCTCTTACGATAAACGCACCGAAGAAGCCTTGTTGTCTTCAGTGGGACTCGATGCATCTATTTCCGCAGTGAGTAAGGACGGCGTCATCAGTAAGTCGGGCTCGGATTCGTATTATAATTATCTCATTTATATAATGTCGCTCACACCCGAAGACGAAATTTGCTCCGAGCCTTTCAATATAGCTCTGAAGCTGAACTTTCCAAATCTTTACAAACAAGGGTATCGTGTCGGCTTTTATCGTGAAGTGCCACAGCGACAAGAAGATATATCACCTAAAGAACGATTAAACAAGCAACAGGCATGAAAATACTTCAAGAACTATTCGGCAATCTCGCCACTTTCAGCTCTTATGCACCGGGTGTAGAGACAAATATCGACTTGCAGGACTTGCAGCCTTCAGGGAATTCGGCTCGCAAGCGTGTGGAAACCATTCTGACCGCTTCGGTGTTCAAGACTATTCTCAAGCTGCAGCAGGATTCGGAAATTAAAGATGCTTTGCGAACTGCCATTGCTAATTTCACTATGGCACAGCAATTGGTATTCGACAGCATCAACCGTCGAAAAAACGATGTAGATGTATATAAGTACGAAATAGAAGCGATGCGTCGTTCGTACATGGAAAATTACTACAATGCTATCGATACGCTTGTAGGGCTGCTTTCTACTGATACGGAAAGCGAACCCTCAAAACTTTGGAAAGAGGCACCTTATAATAAGATGTTGGAGAAGTGTCAAATTCGTTCTGCAGAAGTGTTCGATACAATATATCCTATCGATATGTCGTACTTCTTCTTCTTTCGCTTGGTTCCACTGCAGAAAGAAACATTAGACGAGCAATTGTCGGCTTACTTCGAGAAACTCACCGAAAACAACTGTGCTCGTGTCGAGCAAGCCTTATTGCTTGCCCTTGCAAAAAAGACCATTGCCAAGTCGCTGCGCCGTTTTGATATATTGGAATTTCCACCTACTATACGCAACCTCTTCGATGACAGCCACGCTTCACGTTCGGGCAAAGATGAAATCGTTGCAGCACTATCATTAGGCGACCGACTCGACCGAGAGGCAGAACAGCTCCTGCTCAATGTAGACACGTTGCTTTCAACCGATACGACTGCCGATGTCAGTTCTTATTCAGCGTATAATGACACCGATGATAAAATAATAATGTTGCCATGAAAGATATAGAACTTGTTCACAAGGGCGAAATACACCGTATATCCAATAGTTGGGAAGGTATGACCGAACAACAGTTCATTCGCCTCGTTGCCGACTTGCTGGCAATGGCAGCCGGAAAACTTTCTGCAGGCGAGGTACGCATAAACTATCTATGCGATATAATGAAATGGAATAAACGCCGTTTCCGCACCGAGGAACAAATAGCCAATCTTGTAGCCATTTCCGAACGGCTTACCTTCCTTTTCCAAATCAACTACACAAACAATAACGAGGTTCTTGATGGCATGGATAAGGAAATGTACGAACTTTGCCGACGTGTAGACCCATTCCGCTTGAATATTCCCATTGCCCGGGTTCTGCGACGTTTGGAATATCAATACGTCGTAGACCTCTGTTTCTACGCCCAGCTCATACCTTCCGTTCGCATCAAAGAACGTACTTACCAAGGTTATCAGGTGAAGAAAGATTATGGCACACTGACATGTTCTCTCACAGCACTGCAATACATAGAGGCTCGCTCGCTTATCGAACAAGGCGAAACAGCCCTTCCGCTTATTGCTGCCATACTCTATTACCCCGAAAAGGTGTATAATTCCGAGCGTGCTCACGCATTGGCAGCCGAATTTGCGTCGTTGCCACTGGAATTGCTAACAGCAATCTATTTCAACTTTCAGGCTTTCAACAATTATCTGTTAAACAAAACTTCATTTTCTTTGCTGACAAAATTCAAGCATAAGCCCGAACGCCCTATCACCACCGATGCCTCCGATGCTCTCTACGACCTTTCAAAAGATGGACTTGGAGATGCTCAACAGATAGAACAAATGAACTTGCTAACCTACCTGAAGGTGCTGCGCAAGAAAACTATCGATGCCGTTCGCGACATGAATGGCTTTGGTTGGGATAAAGTGAAAATAAGCAACGAGGTTGGATTACCCATTAATGTAATTGACAAAATTTTATAGCAATGTATAATAGAAGAATATGGCTAAACAAAGAAGATTCACCTTCTACGGGGAGTCTTGTTTGTTTTGACGGAAATACAACATGGCATGGAGAAAAAATCAGAAATACTTTTTTACAAGTATCTGATTGTAACTGGTCTGTTCGTTTGCATAAAACCGAAGATGACAACACTGCCAACTTTATTGATAAGATGAAACTATTACGTGATGAAGTGGATAAATTTATTTCATACTTGGAAGAAAATAAATAGTATATGATAAAAGAACAATTTCTATATTTTGCCCAATATCCGCTTAAGGAAGGTGTACGTGCCATGTTCACTAACGGAACAAGCAATACCATTGGGTACAACGAGCTTCTGTCTTCACTTGAAAAGCTTCCCCAAACGTCGCGTGTTCCCGAAATCGAGAACTACGTTTACGGACAGTCTTTCGAGGAACTGCAGGCTCGTATCGACAAATGCATCGGTTCATTCCTTTTCGTAGATTATGGTGAAATGTCGATGTCGGGTAACAGCCACAATTCCTATGAGCTTACCCAGCGTATAGCGGTTACAGTTGCCTGCAAAATGCCGAATCGTGCCGATGCTGCCGAATATATGCTCGCTTCCGATAATACACTTGCGCTACTCTCCAAAGTGCATGCTGCCATGCTTGCCGATGCCGACAGGGGAGAAATCGAATGGTTTTCTCGTGGCGAACTTTCCCGGGCGGAATACGTACCCTTCGTGGCTTCGGAGCTCCACTCGGTAGGCTGGACGCTTATGCTGTCCTGCATAGCTCCCGACTCGCTTCAAATACACCGGCAATACAAGTCCTTTGTCAAGAACACGGAATAAATTAATTTTGTGTTCGGAAATAAAAATGCGTACACAATGAAAAAAATACCAATGATATCAATCGTTTCCCTGCCCCTCTCCATAATGGCAGACATCTCCCGGTATTTCTACCAAGACTGGGAATTCGCAAAATGGATAGCTGTAGCTATCGTGATCGACACCTTACTTAGTTTATGGAAGCACTTGTTGCACAAAGACGCATCAAGTGGGTACTTCTTCGGAAAATTCGGCAAGAAGATAGGCATTTACATATGCCTTCTCATTCTCTCAAACGTTCTTGCAAACAGCACGGTGCAAGGTTCTGTCGTTGGTGCAACACAATGGATAAGTACCTATATTTGCGTATTCATGCTGGTTCGTGAATGTTTTTCCTGCATTGAGAACATGCAGGCTATTTATCCCATCTTGCCGACTTCATTCATCAAGCGACTGAAAGATTTCAACGATAATGGCGAATACATAAAAAAGTAAACTTATGAAAAAAATATCACTCACTTATATACTAATAGGTATAATTACTGCACTACTGGGCAGCTTGTCGCTATCGGTACACCTCTATCTAAAGGCTAAAGCCGACCGCGACCGTCTTAAGGAAAACCAAAACGTTCTTCTTCATAATGGAAAGGTGGAAATATCGGAAACCTCCACGGGTAAAAGCCATCTTTCCGCACCTGCCGTTACACTGAAAGCATCAGAATTCCGACAAAGTGGAGATACTTTGACCAAGGTAGCAAAGCAAGTCGGTATAAAGATAGGTCGCATATCTCAGGCTTCTTCTGTCGGTACTACCCTCACAGCAGACATCGTTGTCCCCATTACCAAGCAGCCCTATCTTCACGATACGATAACAATGTATCTTCCCGATACACTTAAGTGCTTCTCGTGGAGCGACCCGTGGCTGTCGCTCTCCGGTTGCGTTTCCGACTCGCTGTTCCGAGGTACGGTAACCGCCACCGATACACTCGATATTTTTGTACACCGGATGCCCAAACGATTCCTCTTCTTCCGCTATGGCTGCAAGGAGGTCAGAATGGATATCATATCTCGCAATCCTCACACCAAACTCACATACGCAAAATTCTACCAATTAATAAAATAAACGTTTGATTTCTTCATAGTTTTTCGTTTGTTAGGTTAGATTAATTGTTTTCAGGCGAGCCATCACTGCGATAGTGGTGGCTTTTTGTATCAGTTTTTAGTAGAAGATAAACTAAGCTAAACGGCTGATTATAAACGCTGTAGTACTTGCACATTCCCATCTATAGTGTTACCTTAGCAGTACAATAAAAATAAAGAACAATTTAAAAAACAAAGATTATGAACGAGCAAATTCAAAGCATTCTAAACGAAAACGGAACAAAGACTTCCAAGATACAGAAACTTCTTACACTCGGACTTACACGCCGACAGGTTGCCGACCTCGTGGCAAACGGAAACTACGGATTTGTGCAGAACGTCTACAAAAGAATGATACAAGGCTTGACAAACACGGCAGCTCAAGCAGCAACAACAATCGCCCCAGCAATCGACTACGCTTTCAATCGCAATTTCGGAGTGGAAATCGAAGCCTACAACTGCACGCGAGAACGCTTGGCACGAGAGCTTACCGCAGCAGGAATAAATGTACAGGTAGAAGGCTACAACCACACCGACCACACCGACCATTGGAAATTGGTTACCGACAGCAGCCTTTGCGGAAACAACACATTCGAATTGGTTAGCCCAATTCTGCATGGCGAACAGGGACTTGAAGAACTCGAAAAGGTTTGCTGGGTACTCGACCTCTGCAATGCCAAGGTAAACGACACCTGCGGACTTCATGTACACATGAACGCTGCAGAGTTCGACCTTTCGACTTGGAAGAACCTCATTCTTACTTACAAACGACTTGAAGGTGTCATTGATAACTTTATGCCAAGCAGCCGGCGCAACAACCATTATTGCAAGGGACTTTCTACAATTGCCGAAACTGCCATCAAAGGCGCACGCAACATAGGCGACCTTCGCGCAGCCTTCCATCATAACCGCTACCATAAGCTAAACCTCGAAGCCTACGCTCGCCACCGCACAGTGGAGTTCCGCCAGCACGGAGGTTCAACCAACTTCACAAAAATGTCTGCTTGGATACATTTTCTCGCAAAAATGATTACCTTTGCAAAGCAAGGACAGGTGAACGTAGGTACAACACTTCAGCAAATCCCTTTCCTTACAGAAAGCGAAAAACTTTACTTGAATATAAGAACAAAGAAATTAGCAGTATGAGAAGAATAAAGATAACAACAAGAGATGGTCAGCCAAAGCCGACCATCTCCTCAAAAGAACTCTTTGCCGAAATTATGGCAACAGCAAAGGAACAAAGCCGGCTCCCTCACAATTTAGTCGCAGAGCATCACCGCATTCCGCCACAAGTGAAAATTTATAAGATAAAAGGAGACAACCATAGAATTGCTGCGTGTAGCCCGGAGGAGTTCCTCCGACAGCTTCATGCAGGCAGTCGTTTCGATAATAAAGGTACAGATGCGGAATATATGCAACGCTTCGCACTGCGCCTTCAGGAACTCGAAGGCTATCTTGTCAGTACCGACAGCCCTGCAGCATTCCTTGCCGACCTTATTTCCCACGGTTTCGTTTCCGCAGAATAACCTCTTTCCAGCTCGTTCTTTGTAGCCGTAGCAGTTCTTGTACTGTTACGGCTTTTTTTATGCAAATTTTTTCGTTTAGATTATTTAACGTTTTTCTTATCACAATAAAGCATCTTTTATTTTGATAATTCAAATAAAAGTTGTATCTTTGCATTGTAATAATAAAACAAACAACAATAACAAAAAACAACGAATATGGAACAGTTAGGATTTTTTGGATTTGAAAACTTATCAAAAGAAGAAGTTGAAAAAATTTTAAGAGACTTCGATGACAGTGGTTGTCACTATAAGTACGACACTGATTGGGAGAATGGAATTTGTAGAGCTTTTGAAATCTTTGGAGAAGTTCCTTTTGGATACGAAGAGATGGTATCAGCAGAACCCCTCTGGGATCATGAACATTGGGTAAATGAATATAAGGAAACTTTTAAAGACTGGAAGACTCATCAAACAAACGCACGTTTAATACACCTTTACGGTAAAAACTTCAGAGACTTATTTAAACTTTAATAAAAAAGGTGAGACACACCGAAAAAACTGTACAAAAAACAATGGCAACAATCAAAAAACATTCAGAATTTTCTCCTTACAAAGTACACTGGGCAATCTTTACCCCAACTACTGGCAAGGTAGTTACAAAGAAAGACGAAAAAACGCTATCAGGGCATTCTTATGTTACAAAAGCTAAGGCGATGAAATATTACGCCAAGCATTTCAATACAAAAGAAGACGCATTGGAGTTCATTCAGAACTTCAATGGAAAATTGGAAAATAAATATAAAGTTCGATTACTAACCGATAAACAGTTCGGAATGACCAAAATAACGGTCGGAGAACTTCCCGAATTTTCATTCACCGACAAACAATTAAAAGAAGTTTATTATATCTAAATATAACGCTGCGCTATCGGCATGACGGGCAAATATTATGACAACAAATTTAAGAGAGAGTAAAGTTCTTGGTAAGCAATATGCTTATATACTCGACAGAATTTCAGACATACATATGAATTACTTTTATGAATAACATAATACAACAAAGCAGTACCCACCCCAACAGCTGGGTACTTACTGATACCGAAAACGGCGTGGTTATCGTTTTCGAAGACGGGCGTTTTAACGAAACGCAAAAAGTTACCATGTTGGAAGACGCACCGAAACTTTCTCCGACAGATTTAGCGCAAATTATGCGCAAACTCGGAGAATGGGGCGCAAGGCATCACGGAAGCAAGTTGTTTAAAAATGTTTACGGCTTTGAATATTCAGAAGACAATAAGCATTTGTATCTTTATCGCAAAAATCCTCCACGCTGGAGAATGGAATTGGAGAACGGTGTAGAAGACACAAGAAAACTTGCTTCAACCTTAAACAAGGCAGCGGAATTCCTAACAAAAAGAGATAAAAATAAATGAAGACATTGATCACGGACGAACAAAAGGAAGAGGTAAAACGACTTTACCGTCTTCAAAAACACACCATAAAACAAATTATGAAGCTGACTGGTGTGCGGTCGGAGCAGACAATCTACGTCATTCTTGATGACGCACGTATTCCACGGTTTAAGACGAGGAATATCGTAAGGAGGATATCTGTTGGTATAGATGAAGAACTCAATAATATAATAGAAAAGGAAACTCCGAAAAATACTGCAGAATTTATCTGCAATATGGCAAAGGAAGGCTATTATGCCACATCTAAAAAAGAACAACAATGAGGATAAAGTGTTTTTCTGTAAGATTAAAGAGTTTGGTATCCATCAGCGATAAAGCTTACAAAGCCACGGCTTTCGATGGCTCTACGGCTATCATTCCGAAAAGTCAGGTTGTGAAAGCCGACTACGGAGTGCACAAGTCTGATACTTATTGGATTCAGGCTTGGTTCTTACAAAAAACCGACCTTCAGTACTCTTCAAAGAAATGTGCCTATTTCGATGAAGATGGCAACATGCTGCCGTCTTACACGATAAAGACACACGTCCCCGAGAAAATAACACCGAAAGAAAACAACATTATAGAAGAATTGAGGAAATGAGCCTTTACCAATATCAGCAGCAGGCAAAAGAACACCTCCAGCAATGGAAAGTCGGTGCTCTCTTCATGGAAGCAGGCACAGGCAAGACACGTGTAAGCTGCGAGCTTGTCAACAGTGTGCCCGAGCTCGACCTTGTGGTTTGGTTCGCTCCTTTGCGAACAATAAAAAGCCCTGCAGGTGTAGCTTCTGTCATTGACGAAGTCAACAAGTGGAGCGACTTCAAATGCAACACTCTCTTCGTCGGAGTAGAAAGCATAGGCAGTTCCGACAGAAAGTACCTGGATGTACTGCAGCAGATAAAAGAGGCTCGAAAGCCATTCGTTATTGTAGACGAGAGTATCAAGATAAAGAATATGACAGCAAAGCGCACAAGGCGATTGCTGGAAATATCAAAGTATGCAGAATATAAACTCATACTCAACGGTACTCCCCTGTCAAAGAACCTGCTCGACTTGTGGGCGCAAATGGAATTTCTCTCCCCTGCCATATTGCAGATGGACTTGACAAAATTCAAGAATACATTCTGTAAGTATACGGAGGTTACAAAAACACTTAACAACCGCTTTCAGTATAAAAGGGAAATCATTACAGGATACGAGAACATAGACTACCTATATTCTCTCATTCGCCATTATATATACGAATGCGACTTGAAGCTGCAGGTTAGGCAGATATACAACACCTTAAAATATAAGGTGGACAAATCTTCCTTGGAAACCTACAACAATATCAAGGAAATATTTCTCAACGACGAAATGTTGATGTATAAGAACAACAATATCTTTTTGGAGATGACGCAGAAGATGCAGCACTCTTATTGTTGTTCAGAAGATAAGATAAAAACGTTAAGGCATCTTTTCAAGGATATTGACGAAAGTAAAACGATAATATTCTGCAACTTTATTATGAGTCAGGAATTTTGCCGTCGAGAGTTCCCCAAGGCATTGGTATTAAGTTACCATCAGTCTGCCTTCGGACTCAACCTGCAGGACTATCGGAACACGATATACTTCGATAAGAACTGGGACTACGCTGTCCGTGAGCAGTCAAACCACCGTACTTATCGTGTCGGGCAAACTGCCGACTGCCGATATTGGGACCTTGACGGCAATATCGGCTTAGACAATCTTTTCAACAAATGTCTTGAAAAGAAAATGAACATGGTAGAGTACTTCAAATCTCTATCTCTTAAAACTTTGAAGGAAAAACTATGAATGTATACGAAGCCTGTCTGCAAAGGTTGGAGTTAGTGTTTAACGAGTTCGACAACATCTCCGTATCTTTCTCCGGTGGGAAAGACAGCGGACTGCTCCTGAACCTCTGCATTCAGTATATACGGAAAAATAAACTTAAGCGTAAGATTTCAGTATTGCATCTTGATTACGAAGCACAGTACGAACTTACTACCAAGTACGTATCCGAAATGTTGGCTTCCAATACCGACATACTCGACGTGTACAGGGTATGTGTACCATTCAAGGTTACCACGTGCACCAGCATGACACAGTCATATTGGCGTCCGTGGGAAGAAGCCAAACGCGACATATGGGTCAGTCAAATGCCAAAGGGAGCTTTCACGGTAGCCGACTTTCCTTTCTACAACGAAAGAATGTGGGATTACGAATTTCAGGAGCGTTTCTCGCTTTGGCTTCATGAAAGAAATAGGGCTGGCAAAACAGCTATCCTTGTCGGTATCCGTACGCAAGAAAGCCTGAATCGCTGGCGTGCCATTCATTCCGACCGAAATTACAATAACTACAAAGGTATTAAATGGACGAGAAAAATATATAAGGATGTCTACAATGCTTACCCTATTTTCGATTGGAATACGGAAGACGTGTGGATTGCCAATGCTAAGTTCTATTTCCCGTACAACCACCTCTACGACCTCTTCTATCAGGCTGGTGTCGGCATTCACCAAATGCGTGTCGCATCGCCTTTCCTGTCGGAAGGTCAGGAAACACTTGCGCTCTATCGTGTCATAGAACCGCATACGTGGGGAAAACTGGTAAGCCGTGTCAATGGTGTTAATTTCACAGGAATATATGGCGGAACTACGGCAATGGGGTGGAAGTCCATTACGCTGCCTGAAGGGCACACATGGGAAAGTTACATGTACTTCCTCCTCTCTACCCTACCCGAAGATACAAAGCTCAACTATCTTGCAAAGCTCGAAACTTCCATTAAATTTTGGCAGGAGAAGGGAGGTGTCCTCGATGCCGATACTATCAATGCTTTAAGGCAAGCAGGTGTTAGTTTTCAGGTGGGTAGCAAGAGTAACTACAATACGAACAAGCTACCTGTTAAGATGTCATATATCGACGATATAGACATCAAGGATTTCAAGCTGATACCTACCTATAAAAGAATGTGTATTTGCATTATGAAGAACGACCATCTGTGCAAGTATATGGGATTCTCACAAACCAAGAACGAAATAGCCCGACGAAAGAATATCATAGAAAAATATAAGAAAATATTATGAATACAGCAGATAATAGCCCCGTTTACAACGTAAAGTCAGTACCACTCGAAAAGATAAGAGCCAACAGCTATAACCCGAATGCCGTTGCGCCCCCCGAAATGGAACTGCTTTACCGGTCAATAAAGGAAGATGGATACACCATGCCGATAGTGTGCTATTATCTTCCTGAAGAAGACATATACGAAATAGTCGATGGTTTCCATCGATACACCGTTATGAAGATGCACAAGGATATTTACGAGAGAGAACAAGGCTGCCTACCTGTTGTAACCATCGAAAAAGATATTAGCAACCGTATGGCATCTACCATTCGCCACAATAGGGCACGTGGTTCTCACTCCATAGAACTGATGAGCAATATCGTCAGCGAACTTGTAAAGGCTGGAATGTCCGATGCATGGATATTGAAGAATATCGGAATGGACGCCGACGAGCTTCTCCGTTTAAAACAAATTTCAGGCTTGGCGGAACTCTTTCGCAACAAGGATTTCTCCGTTTGCAGCGACAGTGAAGGTTTCAAATGTTAAAAAATATATTTTACTACAAATTTTCATAGTAGATATTTGCATAGTACAAATTTTTATAGTACCTTTGTATTGTCATAAAAAACAAATGAAATTAATATGAAAGAAAAAAAAGAAACAATGAAAGTTACCCCCGAAGAAAGGGAGCTTATCGAGAGAATTAGAAATTACAATCGTTCTTACCCAAATGGTTATCCGAAGCTCTTGTTTGAATTGCAAAGCTACTTCGATGCAATGGTTCGACAACCATACGAGTAAAACAAAACCTCTCCCCAAAAAGGGGAGAGGAAAAATAAAAAAAATAAAATCTAAAATAAAATGGAGACAATAATGAAAAGCCCGGTAGTAGTTACCGATATGAAAAAAAAAGTACAGGACATTCTTATGTCAGTATCATGGCGCGATTTTGCCAATACCTACTTCGAAAAATCATCATCATGGTTCTATCACAAAATGGACGGTATAGATGGGAATGGAGGAACTGGCGGTTTCAACGAACAGGAAACAGAAAAAATGCGCGGTGCGCTTATTGACTTGTCAAACCGTATTCGCCGTGCAGCAGAAAATATTTAGGCGAGGTTCTCATTTACCTTTATGACGAAAGACGCCTATCGCCTATAGGCGCACCCTTAGCCCCTTGCAAATGCGAGGGGCTTTTGCGTGGCGCATATTTTTTTGCGTTGATAAAATAAATTTAGTACCTTTGCAAAAAACTAAATCTTTAGAACTATGGATTTTAAGGACTCTATTAAACAACTTGCGGATAAAATAGCGCAATTGAAAGGTGGCATTCTCACAGAAGAAGCCACAAAAAATGCTTTTATTATGCCCTTTATCAATGCACTGGGCTACGATGTTTTTAACCCTTTGGAAGTAATACCTGAAATGGATTGCGACTTGGTTAAGAAGAAGGGGGAGAAGATAGACTACGCAATAATGAAAGAAGGCAGCCCTATTATTCTCATAGAGTGTAAGCATTGGAAGCAGGATTTATCGCTTCATGACACGCAATTAAAGAAATATTTTGTGGCTTCTAAGGCTAAGTTTGGACTTCTAACAAATGGAATAAGATATTTATTTTATACAGACCTCGAAGACCAAAATATAATGGACGAAAAGCCATTCTTGGAGATTGATATTACCGATTTAAAAGATTATCAATTTGCAGAACTCAAGAAATTTCACAAATCTTATTTCGATATTGATAGTATTCTTAGTTCGGCAAGTGAACTCAAATATTCAAGCGAACTTAAAAAGATATTTGCTGAAGAAATAGTAAACCCATCTCCAGATATAGTGAAGTATTTTACAAAGAAAGTCTACGATGGTATTATTACTTCCAAAATACAAGAACAATTCTCAGAACTTGTTAAGAGGGCTATTGGGAGCTATATCAACGAACTCATTTCTAAAAGACTGAAAACCGCACTCAGTTCTGAAGAACAACGCGAAGCGTCCGAAACTATAACTGCAAATGCTGATACAGAGCAGGCAGATATAGTATCTGCCAACGATGATGGAATTGAGACTACACAAGAAGAACTTGATGGATTTAACATAGTCAAAGCTATAGTGCGTAAGACAATAGATGTCTCGAGAGTAATATATCGCGATGCTTTATCTTATTTTGCAATACTGCTTGATGACAATAATCGTAAACCTATCTGCAGGCTCTATTTTAACAGCAAGACAAAAAAATATATCTCTACCTTTGATAAGGATAAGAAAGAAACAAAACATGAGATTACAGACCTTAACGAAATCTTTAATTTTGAGAAAGAATTATGCGATGTAATCAAAGCGTATGATGAAAAATAAAAAAACTCCCCGAAATCCTTGCTGGTTTCGGGGAATATTCATATCTTTGCCATCGGTAAAACAATCGTGAAGTATCACGCCGTAGGGCATCGGTTATTGCTCAGCACATTGCTTGGGCTTTTTTTATGCCCACTAAAATATCGGCGGTTGCCATCTCGTACATTCTGATAACCCCTCGGGTGAAGTCACGATTGTTTTACCAGCGGGATGTGCAGCCGTTTTTCTGTATCTCTGCCCCGGCAGTTCCGGGAATGGTAAAACAATCGTGCTATATGCAACAAACAATTCATTTCGATAAATCTGCCGAGGTGCAGCAGCCTATCGACGTACGTGCTACGATACAGCGCAAAATCAAATCTATTAACCGTTGGCTCGATAGCAAAAGCGAGTTCTACAGCCATATCTGCGAATTCACGGTAACCCGTCGTTTGGTACTTCGTATCAATCTCGTAACTTTGTGCTTATGCACAACAGCAGTATGCGTCGAGCAACAGCCTATAACTGCCTTCATTTCTGCCCTATGTGCCGCATACGTGGTTTATAGGGTGAATAAGTCTGAAAAGAAAGGAGGTAAAAAATGAAGATTGTACAAGACCCTTCCGTCTATGGATACAAGGCTGAAACCGGGCTTTTTATCCCGACGGGAGATTTTTCTTTACTTCCTGGACTACTGAAGTCTATACGAAGTAAAGTACAACGAAAAGCCAATAAAGCGTCGTATATGTATGAGCGTTACAAGGATATTCATGAATCCGGAGATGCCACATCACGGCAATGTACGCTGATGGATAAATGGAGAGATAATTCGCAGAATCTCGAAGGAATTATCAACACATTGACAGAGTTTCAATCTTTTTTAGAAAGGAAGGAGGCAATATATGAGCAGACCAATGAATCAGACGCTTAATTTTGTCAGTCAAGATACTATCGCAGCACTTAACGAGATGGTTGGCGGTGGATTTATACTCAATTATCTCGCAACATTGGAAGATATAGAGAACAAGATTTTTTCCGATTGCAACGGTACCTTTGTCGAAGCGACAGGAGAACCACGCCCGGGCACGTTCAAAATGCTGCAGACCATTCGTGCTCTCAAGGACGATTTGAGAACGCTCAACACCCTTTGTCCCCAAAGTCCGGAAGAGGTTGATGGACTGAATTATTAATTAAATATTTACCAAAATGAACAACAAGGAAAATAACGCCGAACAGCAGATAACCGACATCAGTATCTATATAGCTGCCTTGCAGAAGACTTATGTCCCTGCACCAACGCCAGCAGATGCAACCCATTTTTTTTCGACTACCGAAGTGGTCGAAGCTATCAAAGACATCGACCCGTCGGCAAAAGTAGATTCCACACAAGTATTCTCTGCCCTCCGCGATGCAGGCTTCGATTTCTGCAATCGTCGTGGCTCACAAGGATTGGAATTCAAATGGCTTTTTCGGGAACGATAATTTTTCTATCATGATATTCATTTATTTGAATATTTGTTTGTCTGGACATTTCGTCGTGAGACGAGATGTCCTTTACAGACAAAGTATAAGTATATAATTTTGCCATTGACAAACAAATAAGGAAATGAATGGAGAGAATTATCAAACATGCATCACTTTTCAGTGGTATTGGAGCACCGGAACTCGCAGCTTTTTGGTTAGGTTGGCAAAATGTCTTTCACTGCGAAATCAGCGAGTTCTGTAACACTATTCTAAATTATTGGTATCCTAATTCTATCGGTTATGAAAATATCAAGACAACAGATTTCAAAAAATGGCAAGGAGAAATCGATGTCCTCACAGGCGGATTCCCGTGCCAGCCTTTCAGTTTCGCAGGTCAGCGACTTGGAGCGAATGATGACCTTTATCTCTGGTCAGAGATGCTACGAGCTATCAGGGAAATACAGCCCTCTTTCGTCATTGGTGAAAATGTTGCTGGAATCCTCACAATGGTACAGCCCGGCGAAACGGTTAAAGTGGGTCGCACGCCCTCTTTATTTGAAAAGGACTACAACATATATAGAAAAGAACAGCAATTCATTGTCGAAACTATCTGCTCAGATTTTGAGCGTGAAGGATATTCCGTGCAACCGTTTGTTATTCCGGCTTGTTCCATCGGCGCGCCCCACCAACGAGACAGGGTGTGGTTCATCGCCCAAAGGAATGCTACCAACTCCAGTAACGCAAGGGCTGAAGGTCTGCGAGAACGGGAGGCAGAAATTTTATCCTCAAGAGCTGCTACCTACTCCGCTTGCAGTAGATATACAGCACAGCAAACGCATCAAAGAGTTGAAAGAGAGGGGCGGTCGGACAATGGGAAGCAGAAAAAACGGCGAACAACGCCCGAACGGTCTGATGGATTACATCAACTTTCACGGGATTTTACCGACGCCATGTGCGCAGGATTTCAAAAAGCGAGGCGAGAATTCGAAACAGAAAGGTCTGCCGGAATTGTTCAGCAAGATGGATTGGCTGCTAACTCCGATGGCAAGCGATGGCAGAAGGGCAATGATGACGATGGACAATCTGAAGGCGCACAGGAAGCCAAAAGCGGAAAAGAGCAATTTATCGGAACAGATTGCCCACAAGATTGGTGGAGGTTCTTCCCAACTGTCGCCCCTGTTTGTCTCGGAAATGATGGGCTTCCCTTTGACGTATCTCGTCTTACCATTCCTTTTACCCGATGGAGGCAGGAAGCAATAAAAGCCCTCGGTAACGCTATGGTTCCTCAAGTAGTATGCGAATTATTCAAAGCTATAGAAAATCAATTACTCGAGGAATGATGTACAACTTTCAATTATAAGTATTACATTTCGTTAAATAGGAAAATCTTTGTCCTTTAGTCTGTAAATCTCTGTTACTATATTTGCAATATAAATAGCAAGTATGGTAACAGAAAGTCTCATTCGCAAGAAGTTTGTTCACGAGACCCTGCAGAAGGGTCTCTTGAAAATTTATGCCACACAAGAATCTGTAGTACGCAGCAATTATCAGCTACGCTCGCGAAGACTTATCACACTACTTTCGAAGCATTCTTTCGAGAGCAATATCACCAGCGATTCGCATACGATATTTGTCCGCATTCTTCCTTACCTCCGCTTTCTCGATATGGCATATCGTAGAAACGATCGCATATCCAAGTTCAAAAGAAGAAACCTTGCTCTTTACAACCGTGTGGTATGGGGAGTTCTATATCACGAGACATTCCCACAACTTCGTTATGGCTTCACCGATGAAGTCAGGAAGACTATTCACGAACAATTAGAAAAATCACTTAATCCATAATACGTATGGCGAATAAGCATCTATCAGAAGACCAAATCCAATATACAGTTGATGTCAAGACATCTAAGGCACAACAGGAAATTCATAAGCTCGAAGTTCAGTCAGCATCTCTCAGAAATGAGAACAAGCAGCGACTGCAGCAAATGATAAAACTTGAAGCATCGGGAAAGAAAGAAACCGAGCAGTACAAGAACCTTGCTACTTCTTACAAGGATACCGGCAGGCAGATTCGAGATTTGAGCTCTCGTATTCAGGAACAAACACGCTCGCTGGATATAAATGCCATGACGATGTCTCAGCTAAAGAAGCAAGCCAAAATCTTACAGAAAGAACTGGACAATGTGTCTCAGTCTCTGAATCCACAACAATATGCTGCGCTTGAAAACAATCTTCGGTCGGTAAACTCACGAATGGCAGAGTTAAAAACGAATGCAAAGGGTTTAAAGGAAATTACCAGCTCCGATGGCTTTAAAAACTTCTTTTTGGGACAACTTGCAGCAAAGGGAATAGAAACAGCTGTTGGATGGGGTAAATCTTTGATAGGAACGCTTTCTGCATCAATCGAAAAAGGTATAGAGCTGGCAGAGACAGCTGATGGTATAGTTCACGCCTTTAACAAGATAGGTACGGAAGATTACCTTCAAACGCTCCGCAATGCAACAAAAGGCACAGTATCTGATATAGAATTGATGAAGGCTGCCGTAAAGGCAAAAGACTTCCGCATTCCCCTCGAAGACCTCGGGAAATATCTTTCTTTCGCCCAATTGAAAGCCCAACAGACAGGACAATCGCTCGACTACATGGTAGATTCCATTGTTACAGGTCTTGGACGCCAATCCCCACAGATACTCGACAACCTCGGTCTTTCTGCTGCTGAAATAAAAGAACAGACTAAGGAAACGGGCAATTTTATGAAAGCTGTAGCTACTATCGTAGAGAAAAATCTTGCTCAAGCAGGAGAAACATACATCTCTGTAGCAGACCGTGCTGCACAGCGCACTGTTGATTTGGAGAATGCACAGCGTTCACTTGGCGAAGCCCTTATACCAATAAAAGAAGAATTTACCGATATTTATGGACAGATACAAATTGGCGCAATAAATGCAATCAAGTATCTTGTAAAGCATCGCGATACACTGCTGGTACTCACCAAGGTAGTCGCCTTGCTTACGGCAACCTATCTATCCTATGTTGCAGCGCAGAAAGTTGCCTATTTGTGGAGTCTCCGTGCCGTTGCCGTCAGTAAACTCAAGGCTGCAGCTGCTGCAGTAGAGAATACGATGCTTCAGTTGTCAGTATTGCGCCATGCTGTTCTCAACAAGACAATGACAACGTCCATCGCCCTGCAAAAGGCTTTCAACACCGTTCTCAAACTTTCTCCTTGGGGAGCAGTACTTGGAAGTATAACACTTGTTGTAGGTGCATTGTTGATGTTCAGCAAGCGTACAGATGCTGCCACTATTGCACAGAAGAAACTCAATGATATTCATGACGAAGCTAACCGCAAGGTTGAGGAAGAGCGCATCAAGATAGAAATGCTTACACGGCGTATCCATGACAACACTCTGTCGCTTGACGAACGTCGTTCAGCAATTTCTGCTTTACAGAAGATAGTTCCCGATTATACGGCAAAACTATCAAGGGAAGGAAAGGTTTATGATGAGAATACTGCTGCTCTCACACGATATATAAATGCACTCAAGGAAAAGGCTTTACTTGAAGGTTCCAAAGAAGAACTAAGGAAATTGGGACAACAGAAAGCAGCTTTAATTATCAAACAAAATCAGCAGACAAAAGCCCAGGAGGAAGCCAAGCGAGAACAAGCACAATTTACACAGCAGAATGCCGGACGTCCGCAAACATCACAGGGTGCAGTTGCTCCGGCTTATTCCTTTGCAGCGATAGGGCATTCAGGCAATGTATCAGCTTTGTCAAAACAAATAAAAAAGACAGGGGAAGAGATTAAAGCTGTAGATGCTTCTATTGATGCCATAGGCAAAGAATTCGGCAAGAAAATGTTTACCAGCGAAAATTCTCCTACATCGAAAGTGGGAACAGTAGGTGCTCAAATCGATGCTATCACAAAAAATATAGACATATTGAAAAAGAAGCGTTTGGATATAAAAGTGGGAGATACAAAAGGGCTGAAAGCTATCGACAGGCAAATAGCAGAGCTGGAGCAACGAAAGGCAGCATTGGAATATTCTTCGCCATCAGGAAAGGGAAAGAAGACGAAAAAGGGTAAAAAGAAGAAGCAAAAGCATGGAAAGACAGTTAATCCCGACGATATAGCCTCTCGTAAATTCTCGCACGACCGCCAGCAAGACTTGGAAGAAGCCAAACGGTCATACGAAGAAGACCTCAATGCACTCAACGAAGCCCTTGCACAGAAACGTCTCACACAGGAGCAATACAATGCCTATGTGTCTGCTCTTAATATCGAGCACCAAAATAACCTCCTATCCATCGAGCAATCGTACTTGACTCTGTCAGAGAACCTTGTTATAAAAGATGCTGCCAAAAAGAAAGCTATCAAAGAACAACAAAACAAGGCTGTTGCCGACCAGCAGCAAGCAGCCTACAATGCTTATGTCGAAGCTGAAAAGCAGTATTACGATGCGCTTGAGAAAATACAGGAAACCGCACCAACCAAACCAAAGACGTTGCAGGAAGAATGCGATGCCAAGCTGCTCGTCCTCGATGGCTACTACAAGGCAGCTCTTCAAAGGGCAATCGAGGATGGCGAACGACAGAAAGAAGTTACAGAAGCCTACGAAAAAGCCAAGGCTGCTATCGTTGCCGACTATGCAAAAAAAATAGAAGAAGAGAGAGCACGGGCACGTCAGGAATATGGTCTTGACACATTCACCGACCAGCTGGCAGCCCGACGCAAAAAGATTGATGAAGACTTTGCAAAAGGCGTTCTCAATGAAGAACAACACAAACAAGCCATTATCAACCTCGAAAAACAAGCCGAGGAACATCGTTTGCAGATACGTCAGCAATACGGTCTTGCTTCGCAGCAAGAACTTTATAATGCAGAAGATGAACAGCTGAAGGAACATCTTAGACAAGGATTAATAACTCAAGAAGAATACGAAGAAGCTGTAAAGAATATCAAGATTGCCAGAATGAAGGAGGCTTTCGACTATTACAGCAATCTTGCAGGTGGTGCTGTACAGGAGTTGATGAAAGCGGAAGAAGCCAACGTTGATGCAAAGTACGATGCAGAGATAGAAGCTGCAAGGAATGCCGGCAAGGATACGACAGAGCTGGAGAAAAAGAAGGCGAACGATAAGCTGAAGATACAAAAGAAATATGCCGACATAAATTTCGCCATAAAAGCATCGCAGATAGTTGCAGATACTTCTGTATCAATAATGAAAGCACTCGGTGAATTGGGACCGATAGCCGGACCAATCGCTGCTGCATTGATGGGTGTAACAGGTGCAGCGCAACTCGCTGCCGCCAATGCTGAACGTCAGAAAGTGAAGCGTATGTCGCTCAACGGTGCAGGTGCAGCTTCTTCAACTTCAGGAACTCGTGTCGTTACAGGTCTCGAAAGCGGTGGAAGCATCGATGTAGAGCGCGAGCAAGATGGAAAACGCTTCCATGCTGACTACGACCCTTATCGCCGTGGCTTCATAGATAAGCCCACTGTCATTGTAGGCGAAGGCGGATATGGGCGTAGCCGTGAGTGGGTAGCTTCTAACGCTGCTGTAGAGAACCCGACAGTAGCTCCGGTACTGAACATTATCGACCAAGCACAACGGGCAGGTAATATTCGAACCTTAGATATGAATAAGTATCTTCTTCAGCAGACACAAGGACGTGCTGCAGGTGGATATATCACCCCATCGACACCAGCACCGCAGTCAATGCCTGCAGTGGCACCCGGACATGGTAACGAATATGAAAAGGAATTGTTGGAAGTACTGAAGTACTTGAAAGATAATGGTGTTCACTCTTATGTAGCCCTTGACGAATTCGATGCGCAACAGAAACTCCGCAGTCAAGTCAGACGCCTTGCTTCAAAATAAAACATACAAATATGAGAATAACACATCTTTCTACAGGCGAACCTTACAACCTCTCGCCTGACACGAAAATAGAAGTAGAACGCACGAATCCGTTCTTCAACGATTATGGCGAAAGCACAGTTCCGCTCGATTTGCCGACCTCGGCACGTAATCGCAGGATACTTGCCTTTCCGGAAACATTCGGAGGCATGCAGAAAATACGCCCCATCGATGTAACCATTCAAGATGGTGAGTTCTTTGCACAGTGCCGGCAAGTGGTACTGAGTGCATCGAACAAAGGGAAAATTTCCACGGCTTTTTACCTGAACGATGGTTCTTTTTATTCAAAAATAAAGAATGTAAGGCTGAAGGATATATTTAAGGACGAGTTCATTCCGGGAGTAAATTCCGTTAGGGAAGGTATTGAGTTCTGTCGTAGGCTGCGTGATAACAGTAACGATAAATTTGCCATATTCCCTATATTGGTTGAAGACGATTCGGGAGTGGCCACAGGTCTTAACTACAAAATCCTTAATGCCTTCGGCAAGGAAGAATACATTCAGAATGCCTCCGTGACCAAGCTCTTCAATCCCGATGGAACAGCTCCGGGGTCCGACTTTTACAATTCCGTGCAGAGAATAGAATATGTGGACAATGTGTCTATCACCCTCGACGAGGGCTATTATATCATGCCCTTTATTCGTGCCAACTATCTGCTGCAGCGGGTTTTTGCCCATTTCGGTTACAAGTTGATGCCCAACTTTTTTACGGAAACCGAACCATTCAAAAAAATGGTGGTACTCAACAACGTAATTGACACCCTTGTGAAAGGAAAGATACGCCTTGCCGACCTTGTGCCCAATATTACTTGTTCGGATTTCATTGCTGTGTTTCGCAAGAAGTTCTGTTGCGAGTTCACGGCAAACGAAGGAAACGGTACTGCTGACGTCGTTTTCCTGCGCGATGTAATGGCAAGTTCGCCGACGGCAGACCTTACACGTAATATGACGGAAGAATCGACCATCGCCTACAAGACCGAAAAGGATTACCAGCGCATTACGCTCACACCCGAAGATAAACTCGGGAGCGAAGCTGCGGAATCCTACGATGACTTCAACAATATGGTAAAGGCTAACCCTGCAGCTTACTTTGAACCGAGAGACGGAGCTTTCTATAAAATCGGATTTTCAGGCGATTTCCGAGTGATTACCAAGATAGGAGAAGCATCCCAAGATTATAATACCGGAGAGCAGCTCGAATCAAAGGAGGTTAAGATACCCGAACTTATTCCCGAGTTCCGAACCTTGACATATAAGGTGGATAGTGAAGACCCGAAGAAAGACTACGAAATAGGGCATTATCTTTTTGTCGGGAAATACAAATCACTCAATTCCAAAATGGTAGTAGCGGGTAATGATAAGGAAAGTGATACTGAACAGGCAGACAAGGAAAATACAATGTTGGCTTTTACTGCCTTTGCCAATGGGAGAACAATCGGTACGATTTCACCCTATGACATCTCATCGTCCGACTGGAAGGAAGCGAAAAAGCTGTTTAATTACGCGCTTTATTATAATGGACATGACGGCGTATTCTCACGGTTCTACAGGGATTACGACCTTCTGCTGCGAAATTCCCTGCACGAATTGAAAGTGAAGCTGCTGCTGTCGCAGTATCAAAAGCAGAACTTGGTAGCTCATGCAAAGGTGCTTATCAGGGGAGTAGCCTTCTTCCTTGATAAGCTGAAATTCGTACTGGGCGGTAAGAATGAACCGCAGGAGTCGGAATTGAGGTCAATATCGTTAATGGAGCCGTTGTCATCTCCTCCCGATATTGACAGTTTCTTCCCCACTATGCGCTCAAGATACAAGTGGGTGGGAAAAGTTTCCATTTATCAAGTATCGGAATCGGAATACGACAAATCCGGACCGGATAAGAACAGAGCTTTCGTTACCATGTATCCACCTGTAGCAACAGAGGAGTATTTGGGGCAAAAAATCATGAAACAGAAATCTTATCGCTCGCAAAAGGTACGGCACAAGTCTTTTTGGCGTAGTGCGAAGTATAAGTATTCCTGCACCGAGGTGTGGCTTGAATGCGTCGAAGACATCATAGATGCTTGGCAGATTTGATGCAACCGTACACCATTCTCTGACCACCCGAAATGGCTGCTCGTCGTGTCCTTTTAAAACGTTTTTTGTTTTCATAATTTTGCAATAAACATTTTGCCAATATGGATATAATCATAAAGCCGGACAATATCAGCCTCGTAGGTTCTATGAAACGTGTTGTCATTTCCACACAAGAGGAAATAACATTTATCTTAAGCTATGCAGAGAATGATGCACCTATAGTGCAGCACACCTACACACCCGATGGACACGGGCGGATAGAAATCAGCCTTGAGGATATTATAGCACCATTGCTATACTTCGAACTTAAAGACGTTGAGAGTGCATACTTGCAGAACCATATTGCACGAGACTTCAAGATTACGATACGATATGAAGGGGAAAAGACAAAGACATTCTCCTTTACGGCTATCAGGGCAGGAGTGGACCGATTGGCTGATTCGGCGGAGAACTTCCTGAAAGGTAACTTCCTGACATGGCAACCAACCGTAAAGCCTGTTACATACAATACCCCCGAGTTCCTCACTTATTTTGCACTGACGGAAGGCTTTGTAAAGTGCGTCGGCTATCACACGGAGCGTCTTGTAGGAGTAGTGAAAGGCGACGAAAAAACTATTGCCAACCTGCAGAAGAATAAGGTGCATACTATACCTGTACAGTATGCCATTATGGCGAAGATATTCGGTTTCCTACCTGAATATTACGATGTATGGGTGGAAGACACTGGAGGAACTCGTCTTACGTACAATCAACGCTACTACGCTTCCGATATTAAAAGCGAGGAGGAACAGTGGGTTTTATTTGAAAATTCACTCGGTGGCATCGACACTTTCCGTGCATATGGCGACACTACATTTACAGCAAAACACACGCACAACATTGCCGAGATTGAAAATAATGCGGAAGAATACCGTGTAGATACTGAACGAGAATACAAGAAGAATACCGGACATCTCAACAAAGAGGAACGCCGATGGCTGCTCGACTTTTTCCCTTCTCTCGGGAAATATATCTATATCGATAACTATATACGCAGAATAGTAGTTACCGACAGTGATGCTTCGTATGAAGCAAAGGAACTGCCTTCAAACTTTGAATTTACATTTAAGTATGCCGATGCACGTCCGTATCTCAATCTTCGCAGAAATGCAGTACCGGCAAAGATGATGGATATAAAAGTACCCGAATTGGGGTCTTTTACCATCGCCCCACGCTTGGTTGAGTTTCAACGACTCAACCTAAGTGGTGGGGCACTCTTTCCTGTTCAGAATCCGTATGCCGATGAATGGAACGTTACCACGATAGCAGCTATCATCGACTTCATTGTCGAAGTTCTCGAAAAAAGCTACTCGGCAAATGGAGGCATAGGACACACACATGACAATTTCTCATTGCTGCAAAGCCTCTCGCTCCTGAATGGCTATCTGCTTGAAAATGGAAATAAGATAAAGGCAGGCTACGCTGACAAGGCTCGAGATTTGGAGACACCAGTCGATGACCGTTTCCTTTCAAAACTGAAATCCGATACAGCACGTGGACTGATAAATTTTCTTAAAGGGCTTACGTTTGGAGACAGCCTCCAAACCATAGGCTTTGCACAAGGACTGAATGGTTTCAAGGTATGGTTGGATAGCTACGGCAAGGCTCACGGACAAATAGATTACCTTGAGGTTCTTGGCAAGGCAATCTTCCGCTCGCTCCAAATAGATGAGTACAAGCATATTGGGGGCAATATCGTGCTTTCAGGAGCAAATGGAGTGATAGACAAAGTCGTACGTGTGGAAGGTGGTTGGAAATGCTACTTCCACACCGATGATGGTGAGAAAGCTGTTTCCAACGACTGGGAACCTGGAGACCAAGCCCTGTGTCAGACTTTCAATATCAAGGCTGGTGTGTACGAGAATGTCAGCAACAGCTACTACTGGCGATGTGTTTCGGAAGTTGCACAAAAGACCGACACCGAAGAAGCGTATATCGTTATCACGGACGATGACGCCTATCGAGATAAAAGCATAGAGAACGATGAGCCGAAGGCAGGCGACAATATTGTGCTTTGTGGGCATAACACACTTTGGGATATTGCTCATAGAGTGGACCCTACGTTGCACCGCAGCCGAATGAACGTTACGATGATAACGACCTCTAAGGAAGTAGGTGGAACTATCGAAGTGTATAGGAATATTCACGAATTCAAGTTGGACAAAAGTAATGCGACTTTCCATTTGACAAGTGATAAGGTATCCATGAATTCGGCACGCTTCGAGTGGATAAGCGCAGACGGGTCGCGTATTCCCAACGTGATATATCGTGGCGACTGGGTACCAGGAACGGTGGCAGCCAAGTATGAAGCATGGTACTACAGTGGTGGAACGTGGCTTTCACTTGTAGATGGCAACACCGACGAGCCTACCGAGCAATCGACGAAGTGGAAAAAGTATGCAGCCAAAGGCGAAGACGGAACATCACCATATACGGTGAGAGTTCTATCAGAGAGCGGTGGTAACATCATACACAATGGACAGGGACAAATCGTACTCGTGGCAACCGTTTTTCACGGTGAAAACGACATTACAGCGGATTTGCAACCTTTTCAATTCTCGTGGGAAATCCAAACGGGTAACACCGATTTTGACGCAGCTTGGAATGCCAGGCACAAGGCGGTAGGCAATCGCATCACCGTTCGGGCAGAAGAGGTTACTCTAAAGGCACAAATAAACTGTCTTGTAGAAATTGAGAAATAAATATATTCACAATAAAAAGAAAAAACATGGCAACAATTAAGGCAAGAGGTCAGGTAACGATAGTAGACCTTAACGACGCAAAGCAGGTTCAGCTTGTAATGGACATCAAGTACCCAGTACAAATGTACAACCCCGACACAAAGGTGTTCACTCCTGATTTTGGGAACGACAACAACGTGGTAACACCAAAGGTGTATGTTACTGGCAATGGCACAAATTTAATAAGCAAACTCACTTCGTTGAAATACGAGGTTGGTGGCACTGACGTGAATGCAGGCGCAACCAGTGGGCAGTATAGCGTTGCTACAATACCTGCAGGCGGTGCGCTTACCATCAAAGGCAACATAACAGGTAATTCTCTGCCCATCAAGATAACGGCAGTATATCACGATGATGATACCGAACAGGACACCACGCTCGAGATACAGGGTTTTGTGGCCAAGACAGCAAATGCTGGTGCGCTCTTCCAAGTAGTGCTGACACAGCCAAAGGGTAACAGCTTCGATGCTTCAAACAACATCTCTACGCTCACGGCAGAAGCCAAATGTTACCGTGGTGGCACGCAGGATAAGGACGGTATTACTTATAAGTGGTACTCGCTCAACTTGAAGACGCAGGCGTGGGAGCTTCTTTCAAGTGGCATTGCAACTACCGCAGGTGTATCAACACTCACCGTAAAGGCAGATGATGTGCTGAATGTTCAGACATTCAAGGTTGAAGCCATCGATGGTACTGACAAAGCAGAAGCTATCGTAACATTCGAGGACAGAACCGACCCCTACACATTGGAATTATTCTCCCCAACAGGATTGCAGATTAAGAACGGACAGGGTTCAACGACGCTTTGCGCTCGACTGTATCGTGGAGAAGAATGCATTGAGGACGAGAACACGCCCTCAAAGAAGTTCACCTACAAGTGGAGCAAGTATGGCAAGAATGGCGAAAAGTCCAATTTCTCGGGCACATCTTCAAACCAAAAAACAGGCAACCCTCTCGTGGTGGAAGCCAAGGATATTGACCAGAAGGCGACATTCTATTGTGAAGTCAGTCAATAATAACACTTGTGGATAGGGCAATAGCTCTATCCACTCAATCAACACATTTGAAGTATGGCAAAGGTCATAGCACGTGCATACATCTCCATTACCAATGTAAATGATGGAGAAAAGGGCGATACTGGAGATACCGCCCTGACTCTCGTTGTAACTCCAAACACGTTCACCTTTCAAACGAACGACAGGGGTGATATTGAAAATTTGGCACAGAACAAGGGCAAGATACGAATGTTCCTTGGTCAGACGGAAGTACTGCCCAGCAGCATAGATGTTACCCCTTACAATTGCTATGCGAGAATAGTTGGTGACAATACGCTGTACTTTGATGGTGTAAGCCCCAATCAGTGGAGCGGTAAGGTTGAAATTACTGCTAAATATCTCAGACAGACACGCACGGCTACGGTTGAGTTCGTCGTCAGTGCTCAGAAATGGAACAAAGCGCAATTTGAAGCTAACGACAAACAGTTTAAGAGTATCATTGCGCAGAACAAGGCAGACAAACAAGGACTTGAACAAAAAATTTCAACCATTCAACAAACGGCTAACAGTATACAACTGGAGGTAAAAAAGCAAACCTTCAGCGGAGTAAACCTTCTGAAAGGCGCAAGTCTGCGACCACTCAACCTATTAAGTCTCCAACGCCCTCAATATGTAACCATCGTGAACTATCCCAGCGTTGCCCACTTCGATAACCCCTGCCTATCCATCTCTCGACACGGAGCTACGCAGGACGAATGGAACGGCTGCAAGTTTCCCGTAGTAAAGGCTATCGGCGGGCGCACTTACACCCTTTCCATGTTCACGCGCATATATGGCAGCGAGCAACCCTACATAGAGGTAAAAAGAAGCCATTCAAAGGACATGAGTGTCTCGAAGAACAGCTACTCCAATATTCCTTCTACTTATGGCGTATGGAAGCAATACACCTACACCTTTGAAATGGAAGAAGGCTACAATTACTTACAGATATTCATAGGCTTGACACGCAATGGTGAAGCCTACCTGTCAGAAATGCAGCTGGAGGAGGGCACAAAGGCTACCACGTGGAAAGACCCTGACGTGGTGGAAAGTATTCAGAAGGCAGGTATCGACATTGACTTGCAACGCATAATTGTAACTACGGATAACTTTTACATTAAGAATTCTGAAGGACAGGTTACTACCGCTGTGGACAAAGATGGTAACCTCATAGCTGGAACGATTCAAACAAAAGATATTGGTAATGGGCATATCATTATGCGGAATAACACGCAGGAGTTTTATAAGCCCGGTGCAATCTATCCATCACGCATTATAGGCTATATAGGCAATGACTGGGTAGACCGTAGGCTCGACGAAGACGGAAGCGTTATTTGGGAGCTTTCTGAAAATGGCATTGTCCATTTTCGCCGTCCAGCAAGGTGGGAAAAACTTTACGAGCGATACTTGGACACAGTCCCTAATCTCGGTGCGTTTTTTAATAAGAACACATGGAGGGCAATAGACTTAATCTTTGGCAAAACATCTGGCACTCCAGCATCTCTCTACGGCTGGTATGCTGCACGTGATGCAAGGGGAGTTATCACTTCTTCAAGCGGAGTTACTTATGAAGAAGCCGTGCAAAATAATGGAAAGGTCTTTGACGTCGGAAGGAGATTCCCAGTGTTTAACTTCTTGCGCCCATTTACTGGTATTGTTCGTTCTGCTACTGTAGAATTTTACCATCAGTTGAAATCAGTAGATGGTAGCTTCGTACCGCCAGAATACACCAACGTGCGGAACAAGTTCTCACTCGGAGAATTCTACGACGTTCAGTTTACAGGGAACAACAATGTATGGTACACTTACGTCGCTGTGTACGACAATGGAGTATTGGTAGACAACTATAAAATATTTAAAAATTAAAAGAAATGAAAGTGAAAATTATCAGAAAAGAAGAGTATGTTAATTGTGAAGTTGCCATCAATGGATATCTTCACTGTGTGACTTATCAAGCTGACAATACGGTGGAAAATATTGTAAAGGTGCTTCAATTCACTGACCACGTAGCACGTATAGTTCAGGGTGATGAACCTGACTTTGTGATTGACCAACACCAGCAAGCTACCTATGTACACAATGGTGAGCATTTTACAGGTGGCCAATGGGAAGAACTTCCACCCGATGGAGGTATGGAAGCATACAAAGGAGTGGCGCAAATTTACAAACTCATAGAACAGGGTAAAATAGAAAGGTAAGTAATATGGGAAATTTAATTTTAAGAGTGGAGCGCAAATGGAAGAAGAAGGACTATACCATTGGTAATCTTTATATCAATGATGTGTTCTTTTCAAATATACTCGAAGATACCGTAAGGGGGTTGCGCCAAGACATGACACCTGAAGAAATTCAGAAAATAAAGGTATATGGTGAGACTGCTATCCCTTCAGGCAAATATGAAGTATGTATAACTATGTCTTCTCGCTTCCGCTGTCCATTACCCCTACTCGTAAATGTACCAGGCTACGAAGGAGTGCGCATTCATGCTGGGAACACAGCTCGTGATACACACGGCTGCCTATTGCCTGGAAAGAACGATGGCGTAGGGCGAGTCTCAAACTCACGTGCAACAATGGCTGCTTTACAGAAGCGCATGGAAGATACTATCGCTCGAGGTGGCAAAGTTTTCATTGAAATAAAAGATTGATACCTTATATATAATAAGGTGTAGGAAAGATGGAATGTAGGAAGGCAAGATAAGCTATCCTACATTCTTTTTTATAAATAAGAGGGCTACCATTTTCCTGAACTCACGAAAATGGTCGTAACAACATTAAAGAACTCCATGATATTTCAGTAGCAAGGCATTCGCATCTTTAATATCCTTTGGTGTATATCTGTCCGTAATAAGAATAGAAGAGTGGCGTGCCTGGTCGCGCACAGTCAGAACGTCAGTATTAGCCTTCAGCATATTCGTTATACCAGTATCTTTAAGCGAATAGAACTTGTAGCGGTCAGAGAACTTAAGATGCTTGCGTACATGGAGATGCCAATAATCCCTGAACGTCTTCTCGCTTCGCCTATTCGTGCCAGGCATAAAACCATCGCTAAAAAGATAATAATTACTTGGAAAAGCAAAGATGTTCAAATCTATCATCAAACGCAGAACATGGTCAGGAAGCGTAAGCGTAGCATCGTTGTGGTTCTTGGTGTGAGAACCGTGAAGCGTCAAAGTCTTATTTTTAATAGAGAAATCACCAACCTTTAAGAAACTCATTTCTTTCGGTCGTACAAATAGATAATGTAAGATGTAACAAGCTAATAAGAAATATTTGTTATGTTCATTCAACCATTCCTTAATATCCGTCATAACCTTATCAGGTATCACGTCTCTATTCTTCAACTGACTATTACGTTGAGTAGATGACATTCCATCAGTAGGATTGTTAGGAACATATCCTCGTTCCGTAAGATACTTGCAAAACACCTTCAACCAAGTAAGATAGTTGTTCCGTGTTCGAATAGTATTGTTCCTATCAATAAATATATAATCAAGGAATTGTCCGACAATATTCTTATTAAATTGATAGGAATAGAACAGGTTTACCTTCTCTTTCTCTTTCCATTTCCTCAATACCCGAAGCCTGCTAAGGTACGACGAAACGCTATCCTCTCGCATACCTTTTTCCTTGTAAAGTTTCATTAGGTAGTCCTGGTACTTATCGCAGACATCATCAAACTTCGTGTATTCTAAAGGCTGCATGGTTTCTATCCATGGATTCCAACCCTGCATCAACTTTTCAATAAGTCTCTTTTTTAAGGCTTCGCCATACACACGTTGCTCACGTTTGCCTTTAATTCTCCCCAACATAAACTTCTTCGTATGAAGCTTTCCTATTGTTGGGTCGAAAGCTGTTACAGCTACATAACACTCTGAAGCCTGATGAAAAGTAGGCGTTTTCCATGCAACTATCTCTTCTATAGTTGCCTTCTGTTTTTGAGAAACAAAATTTTTTTTAGACAT